AGGAGTAGAAGATGAAGTTATATAAATTAGAAGCAAGTGGTCATGAAACGTTCTTTGGAACTATGGAAAACCCAATTGCAAGAGATGTTACAATGATAGCACAAACACCAAGTTGTGATGCTTTTTTGTTATTGTCTAAAGATGCACAGGATGGTTTAGAATTACTAAGTACAGTACCTTCTGGATTTGATTTTATTTATTGTCAAGAATGGGGTCTAACAATTAATGACGCTGTTGTTGAGAGAGTAATATTAGATTTAAGAAGAATAGCTTATGGTACTTGGGAATCTCAGCTAGAAAAAATACATGACGATGGTATTGATAGTTGGAAAATAGACCAAGCAGCAGTTAAAGCAAAATTTCCTAAATAGCACTTTACGATTTGCAGGTTGAATTTGCCTGTAATCTATTATAATACCTACTAAATAGGTTTTTTATATGTTACAAAAAATAGGATTTCAACCAGGATTTAACAAACAAGTTACAGAAACTACTGCCGAAGGACAATGGGTAGGTGGTGATAATGTAAGATTTAGATATGGTACACCTGAGAAAATAGGTGGTTGGTCTCAATTAGGAGAATCTAAACTCACAGGAGCTGCAAGAGCTTTACATCATTTAGTTAATAAGTCTGGTAACAAATTTGCAATTATAGGAACAAATAGAATTTTATATGCATATACTGGTGGTGTATTTTATGACATCCATCCCATTAAAACTACAACGACATTATCAAATGCATTTAGTACAACGAATGGTTCTGCAACAGTTACGATAACATTTAACACGGATCATAATATTCAAGAAAATGATATTATTCTTTTAGATAATTTTACAGCAATAACTAATTCTAATTTTTCAGCATCAGATTTTGATGATAAAAAATTTATGGTAACATCTGTTCCAACAGGAACAACTCTGACTATTACAATGCCTTCTAATGAGACGGGATCAGGTGCTACAACATCTGGCGGTATTAGAGTTCAACATTATTATCCAGTAGGCCCTGCAGAACAATTACCTGGTTTTGGTTGGGGATTAGCTTCTTGGGGTGGAAATGTAACAGGTGAAGCAACTACAACTTTAAATGGTGGTATTAATTCTTCAACTACAACTATTGTATTAACCGATGCATCTCAGTTTCCAAGCTCGGGTACAAACTTTATTCAAATAGGTTCAGAAGAAATTTCATACACAGGTATATCAACAAATACTTTAACAGGTGTTACAAGAGGTGTTAGAAACACAACAGCTGCAACACATTCAGATGGTGCAACTGTACTTAATAGTTCAGATTATGTTGCATGGGGAGAAGCTGCATCTGGTGACTTAGTTATTGATCCTGGTTTATGGTCTATTGATAACTTTGGAGATAAAGTAATTGCACTAATTCACAATGCACAAGTATTTGAATGGGATTCAAATGCAATAAATGCTGTAACAGTTAGAGCAACTATTATATCTGGCGCACCAACAGCATCACGTGATATGTTAGTATCTACTCCTGATAGACACTTAGTATTCTTTGGAACAGAAACAACGATTGGAACACCTTCTACACAAGATGAGATGTTTATTAGATTTTCAAACCAAGAAGATATTAACACATATCAACCAACAGCAGTTAACACAGCAGGTACACAAAGACTTGCAGATGGATCTAAAATTACAGGTGCAGTTAGAGGTAGAGATGCAATATATGTTTGGACAGATACATCTTTATTTACTATGAGATTTATTGGCCAACCATTTACATTTGGTTTTCAACAAGTAGGAACTAACTGTGGATTAATTGGACAGAACGCTGCATTAGAAGTTGATGGTGCTGCGTATTGGTTTTCAGAAAATGGTTTCTTTAAATACTCTGGTAATTTAGAGACTATGATTTGTTTAGTAGAAGATTTTGTTTTTGATGATTTAAATACAACAGCTAACCAATTGATAAATGTTGGATTAAATAATTTATTTGGTGAGATTACTTGGTTCTACTGTACATCAGGATCAACTGTTGTTAATAGATGTGTAACCTATAATTACATGGACTCATCTCCACAAAGACCCGTTTGGACAACAGGAACTTTAGCAAGAGGTGCATGGCAAGACTCTTCTGTATTTGGTTTACCACATGCAACTAATTTTACTGCAAGTGATGATGCATCGTTTGATGTTGTTGGTAATACTGAAGGAAGCACAATATACTTTGAGCACGAAAAAGGAACTGATGAAACTTTAGCAAACGGTGTAACAGCAATTACTTCTAACATTGAATCAGGAGATTTTGATATTACTCAAAGAGTTGTTGGTAATCAGATGACTGGTATAGCTGACTTTAAAGGAGATGGTGAGCATCTTATGAAGATAAGAAGATTTATACCTGACTTTTTATCTCAGACAGGAAGCACTCAAGTAACACTACAACTTAGAAACTATCCTAATAGCTCTCAAGCAAGTTCACCACTTGGACCCTTTACAATTACAAGTTCTACTGATAAGGTAGACACTCGTGCAAGAGCACGAGCTATATCTTTAAAGGTAGCTAATACAGCAGTTAATCAAAGCTGGAAGTTAGGTACTTTTAGATTAGACACACAACCTGATGGAAGACGATAATGGCAATAATTAACACTCTATATAATACCAATCCATATCAAGATAAGATTATGGGTGGATTAGAAGGAGATCCACTTACAAATATTTCTAATGAATTTGCAAGATCGGGAACAGGAATAGATCAAGGATTTATTAATCAATACAATCTTGGACAAAGATATGATCCAATGTTTGATAACCAAGAGTTTAAAGAAATACCAGGATTTAATTTTAAAGATGCTCCAACAAGTTTAATGAGTCAAATACAAAATCCTAAATTTTTAAATAATCCTAGAAAAGGTATTATAGATAATTTTTTAATGAAAAAAGGTAATCCAGGAAATACTATTGTTGATAAAGCAAAGTCTGGTATTGGTAAAGGTTTTGATTTCGGAAAATCTGCTCTTAGTGGAATATTATCTTTAATAACAGGTGTACCATTTTTAGGTAATATTTTAACTGGAATAGGAAGTAATTTTGAAGACAGACAAATAAGCGGTGATGGAACTATAGTAGATGAGTTTGGTAGAAGCTACACAGCAGATGAATTAAATAAACAAAATGCTTTAGGTGGCTATTACACAGATGCTGCAAGATCTTCTAGAAGGAGAACAGCAGATATAGCTAAAATGTTGGAAAGACAAAAAAATAAAGGTTTAACTGATTTTGGACGAAAAAGATTAGAAAAACTTCAAGCACAAGAAGCAGCACAAGAAGCAGCAAGAGAGCGAGCAACTAAATCTATGGCAGCAGCAAATAAAGCTGCAGGTACGGGTGGTTATCAGGCTGGCTATGGTGGTGATTTTATGGATGGTCCATCTGGTGCTGGTAGGGGAAATGCACCTAGTGATAAAGGTGGTTCAGACTCAATGGGATCTTTTAAAAATGGTGGATTAGCAGGGCTTCTGTAATGGCAAAGATAACAGTAGTATTTACAAGACCCAATAAAGAATACAGACAGCAAGATGCTGATTCTTTAGTTAGAGATTTAGACGGATTGATTGAGAAATTAAACTCAACTTTTCAACAAGATTTAAGAGATGAGCAATCAAGATTTACTTGGTTTACCTCAGCAAGCTCAGGAGTAAATAATGGCTAATAGATATAAAAACGAACAGTTTGATTTAACAACAACTAATGCTACAGATATTTATACTGTACCCTCTGAGTCAAGAGCTATTGTACAAAACATACAAGTTGCAAATGTAGGTGGTTCTAATGTAGAATTAAAAGGTTTTGTATTTGATACTTCTGCATCAAAAGCTTTTCAGTTTGCAGAACAAACTATAAATACAGGGACCTCTAGATCATTAAACAATGGTACAATTATATTAGAAGAGAGTGACAAGCTACAATTACAAGCAGCAACAGCCGACATATTTGAAGGCACAGTATCAATACTAGAATTTGATAGAACATAGGAGAAAAATGAACGTATTAAAACCAGAGAAAATAATAGAAAAAATAACTAACCTTAAAACAGGTGAAGAATATAAGGACGATAATGAATGGAAATCAAAGGGAATACCTGAAGAAGATATTCGAAGAGATATAAAAGTTCTTATGCCAAGCCTTGATATTTTTGGAGAAACGAAATAAGATAGATAAATTATGGCAATTTCAAGATCAGATATG